TCTTGGTTTGGAGGGCGCGTCTGGTGGGGGTGGTACTCCTACTGGTCCGGCGGGTGGTGTTTTGTCGGGTAATTATCCTAATCCGTCGTTTGCGGTGGATATGGCTACGCAGGCAGAGTTGGATAATCATACGTCTGATACGACGAATGTGCATGGTATTACGGATACGGCTAATCTTGTGTATCAGAATACTCCGTATCTTGATTTTGATACGGTTACTCCGGGCGCTAGTGGTGTTGGCCAGTTAGCGTGGAATGATACTAATGGTACGTTAGAGTTTATCCTTAAGGGCGGTAATGTTCCTCTTGATATTGGTCAGGAGAATGTTGCGCTTGTTAAACACGCAGATAATACTGGTCTTACTAAGGGTAAGGTTGTGTATGTTGCTGGGTCTGATGGTACGAATAAGACGGTGCGGTATGCTCAGGCTAATAGTGAGGCTACTTCGTCTAAGACGTTT